ATTATCAGGAAATCGTCTGCACTGAAAAAAGAGACGCATCTTTCGTGCCCACTGTTCCTTCCGCTCCTGTGATTTATACCGCTAGGGATGTCGATCCCATTCAGTGGACAACTCCCAGTGACGGCGGCTCTGCTCTCACGGGGTACAAGCTCTACAGAAACGGTGAGCTAGTGGAGCCTGACGACCCAAACAATCCGTGGACCGAATCTAGTTCGGACACGTACGTAGTCGGTTCCGTGATGCAAGTCCGCGCCGTGAACGCCGTTGGGGATGGACCGCTTTCAGATCCGGTAACGGTGGCATAAGGAACACGCCATGAGCCTGCCCGAAGCACCAGAAGCATTTCTGTACGCACGCCTGACGAGCCGCACGGCCGTTTCTTCGCTCATTAGCACTCGCGTGTACCCGCTGATTGCCCCACAGGGCGCGCCGCTTCCGCTGATTGTGTATCAACGGACTGCGGTGGAGCGTCCCCAGTCGCTCGCCGGCAACGTCGGCAATCCCGTGGTGACGCTGCAGCTGACCACGTACGGCACGTCATATACGAGCGTGAAGTCAATTGCTCGAGCGGTACGCCTGGCGGTGGATGGCTGGACTGGCACGACGGCCGGCGTGACGATCCAGCGGAGCACGCTGCAGACTGAGGCCGATGGCGTGGACTTGCCAGCCGATGACCAGATGCTGCCGTACTACTCCGTAGTGCAGACGTTTGACTTCCGAATCAATGAGGCAACGTGATGGCAATGCCAGCCATAAAGTTTGAGTTCCCAGACTTTGAGGAGCTCAGAGAAGGATTCCGTCAGTTGCCGAAAGGGCTTTCTGCAATCACGCAAGGCGCAGCCGTGAAGCGTGCAATGCTTCCGGCCGTGGCAGCGTTGAAGGCAAACTCGCCAAAAGGGCCAACGGGCAACCTTGCGAGAGCGGTGAAAATTAAGTCTGTGCGTTACGCCGAAAGCGGCACTGGCGCGGCAATCGTCGGATACGTGAAGGCCGGAACCGGAAAGGCGAAAGTGGCTCAAGGCGGCAAAGTGAAAAAGGGTGCAGACAGGGCTTTCCATCAGTTCTGGATTGAGTTCGGAACCAAGGAGCGCAAAGTCAAAACACGATCAAGCCGTGGTTTTATGATTGCGTCCAGTTTTGGAAGCCTTGGGCCTTTTTCCATCCGTCGCCAAAGAATGGTGAAGGGCGGACGCAAGGTCGTGCAGGCCACGCCGAAGTACCCTAAGTCTTTTTTCAAGGCCGCTAAGGCTGGCGAGGTGCTTGTTCTGCCTGCCGTGAAAGCCCAGCACCCGGTGCGAAAGACATGGGAACAGGTCAGCCCGCAGGTGGCCGCAAGCCTTACGAAAGAACTGCGGCAAGGGCTCGTAAATGCTCAGAAACAGCTTGCAAAGTACGCCGCGAAGAAAGCCGCTAAGTCCGGCAAGTAACTGCAAGGGGTGCCTATTGGTCGCCTAGTTTTGGGGTAGGGCTTTGCCGCCCAAAACTCACTAGGAGAGGCCACGATGCCAGCCGATTCGCAGGGCACAAACTTCGTTTTTGGCGGTTCGACCTACACCGTCACCAGCGTCACCGTCACGCCCGGCGGTGATTTGCTAGACTTCACGCACCTTGGCGTTGCCAGTGGCAAGAATCGCCTGTACCAGACGCCTGCCCTGCGAGATGACGAGATCAGCATTGAGTGCTTCGCGGCCACGAACGCAACGGTAGCGATTGGCAACTCAGGCACGCTGAGCCTCGCAAGTGTGACCTACACCGCCACCGTCTCGTCCGTGAGCGTTTCCTACGCCGTGGGCGAGCTTGTCAAGACCAGCTACACCTTCAAGGTTCAGGCGTCGTAACGACGGGAGGCCGTCGTGGCGAAAAGCTCGCAGGGCGTTGAAGTTCTGCTGACTGGCGCATGGGGCGAGTACGGCCTCGGCGAAGTCGTGTCCGCATCGCTTGACGGCGTGCAGGCGGACATTGTTGAAATCACGCCACGCACTGCCACGGCGAGGGACAAGCTCTTTCGGCCCGCCGACCGGGACAACGGGACGGCTTCGTTTACGTTTCGGAGACTAGACATCATTTCATTTACAAACGTCGGATCTACATGCACGCTAGAGATTGGCCAAGCACCAGACATCGTGTACTGGCAAGGACCGGCAACTATTCAATCGTTTGCATGGCGTGCTAGTGTCGGAGAACTGCAGGAATACAGTGCTGTTTTCAAGCTTGGAGCGACACCGTAATGGGGCTTGCCGAAGAAATCCTTGCCGCTGATCAGTCGCAGTCTCTCAAGGTGAACGTGCCTGAGTGGAAGTGTGACGTGTGGATTCGCACGCTGCCGCTGGGCGAGTTGCAAGCGTGGGAGCTTGCCTGCCTTCGAGCAAAGGGCGATGGCATTGACGATTACCGCACGCGGTACTTGTGCAAGTGCCTCGTTGACGCGGACGGAAAGCCGCTCTTCACCAGCGAGCAACTCAAGGGACTCAGCGGCACCGTTGGTGCCCGGCTTTTCAAGATTGCTCAGCGGCACAACGACTTAGACGAGAAGGAGATTGAGGACATCGGAAAAAACTCCTAGCCCGGCCGCTGGATGCCTTTGTGTATCTGCTGGCCGGGACGTTGGGGCGAACTGTTGAGGAACTTGGCCGCACGATGAGCGTGGCTGAGTTCAAGGGTTGGCTGGCAATGCACAGGTACGTGGCACCTTTGGATCTCGGAGGCTGGCGGCAGACAGGGCGAATAGTGGCGGCGACTCTGGCCCCATACACAAAGGGAAGGCCACCAAACGAAGAAGATTTCATGCCGATCGAACGGCCGCCAATGACTGGCGCACAGATCGCAGCGGAACTCTCAAAGCTCAAGCGGTGACGTATGGCAACAACTCTGGCACTGGCGATGCGGGCAAGCATGTCCGCAGGCGGCGTTGTGTCGGGTGCCAACCAAGCCGCCAAGGCTATGGACCGGCTGGGCGATCAGGCTCGCAAAACTTCCAGTGACCTGTCGCTCATCAAGAACATTGCCATTGGGGCCGTGGTTGCCAAGGGCATTGGCATGGCCGCCGATGCGTTTATGTCGGCTGCTCGAGCGGCTGGCAGTTACGCAGCCAATGTTGCCCAAGGCGTGGATGCCATGAATGACTTGGCGCAGCGCACGGGCATTGGCGTTGAGTCGCTGCAAGCGTTGCAGATGGCCGCCAAGCTTTCAGGCATTGATGACGCGGCCGGGGCCGTGCAAAAGCTTGGCGTTGAAATAGGCCAAGCAGCAGAAAGCGGAAAAACCGAAGCGTTTACCAAGCTTGGGTTGGACTTTCAGCAACTGCAGGCAATGGCACCGGAAGAGCAGTTCCAAGCGATCCAGGCGGCCATCTCGGCACTGCCAACACCAGCAGAGCGTGCAGCTGCCGCCGTTTCAATCTTCGGCAAGGCCGGCGTTGAGTTGTTGCCGTTGATGAGTCAGAACCTTGCCGAAGTTGAAGAGCGTATGCGGCGACTTGGGGCCATCGTAGGCGATGACCAGGTGGAAGCCATCGGCGGCATGAATGACGCCCTAGACATGGTAAGGGCCACCTTTGACGGCATCATCGGCAACGTGGTTGGCAACCTTGCCCCTGTCGTTGAGTCGCTGGCTAACGACTTGCTGGCGTTCGTGGAAGAGTTCAACAACGTCGGAGGCGAAGGCGGCGGCATTGCCGACACGATTTCCAACGCCCTTCTAGACGTGGCGGACTACTTCGCTGGCATCTTTGACAACGCCGTGGCGCAGTTTAGTGGTTTTGGTGTGACGCTGCAGGAAGTTGCGGCTGTGTTTGAGTTCACTGGCAACGTGTTCACTGCCGTCGCAGAGATTTTGCGGGCAGGGTTCAATCTGTTTCAGATCGCCGGCAACGTGCTGGCCATTGGTCTAGGAAAGTTCCTTGAGGGCATCGGCTCGTGGGTATCTGACGACTTGGAGAAGTTCGGCAAAGATTTGGCAGCAAACGCTGAAAAGCAGGCGCAGCAGAACTCACGAGAGATGGAAGGTGCCGCATCTAACGCCGGCGCAGCAGCTAGCCGTGCCGTGTTTGGCGGCAACTCTTCGCAGAGCGCGCCGGAAGGCCCGGCAGGGCGTGCTGTCAACCGTGCCCGAGAGCGAATGAACGACTCAGAGGCCCGTGCTGAGCGTGAGCGAGCAAGGGCACAGAAGCAACGAGACGACAAGGCTGCGAGAGAGGCCGCAGCTGCGGACGCTAAGGCGAAGAAAGACGCTGAAGACGCACGCAAGCGACAGGAAGAGGCGTCGAAAAAGGCTGCAGCAATTGACGAGAAGATGGCCGGGAAGCGTGGCGACATTGGCGACATTCTTTCCGAGCGTGCCGCCGCCCTCGGCGGCAAGTCCAACGAAGCTCTGAAAGCCAACGACATCCGCAGCGGCGAGGGCATGGCCCAGTTCCTAGCCTTGGCCACCGGCCGCGAAGATCCCGCCATCGCTGAGTACCGCAAGCAGACGCAAAAGCTGGACGAGATTCGCGCTGAGCTTCGGGCGTTGCAGCAAGAAAAGGTGGACATTCTGGGGGCCGCTGCGTAATGGCTGCTACTTCATTCACCGAGCTAGCCACCGTCGCCGCTTCGCGGAAGTTTGGCGAAGCGCCCACCTTTCAGCGCAAGTTCGTTGTTGAGGTGGACAACCCGACAACGAGCCAGACCGACATTGCCAACTACCCTGGCGTGGTGTTCTTGCAAGCCCACCCAGAAGCGACGTACTGCAAGGCAATGAATGTGTCAGTGAGCAACTACAACGGCTCACGCTGGCACTACGAAGTGACGTGGGACTACGAGCTGCCGAAACAGGCGAATGTAGACCCCAACCCTCTGGCTCGAGCAGACATTTGGAAGTGGAGCACTGGCGGCCTGCAAGTGCCGGCTCTGTACTACTACGAGACTGGCGACGTTCTCACACCGCTCCAAAACTCCGCTCAAGACTTTTTTGAGGGCGTGCAGACGGATATTTCGACGCTGCAAGCGTCCATCAGCGGCAACCGCCAGACGTTCGACTACGGGCTGGCCACGACGGTGACCAACGCAATCAACTCGTCTGCATACCTTGGCGGTGCTGAATACACATGGAAGTGCTCAGGCATCGCAGCCACGCCTGCCGTCGAGGTGGTTAACGAAGTCGAGATCCGCTACTGGCAAGTCGAGGTGACGCTGGAGTATCGCCCTGACGGGTGGCCGCTCCAGCTACCCAACGTCGGGTGGAACTACTTGGACGGCGGCACCAAGAAACGGGCTTACGTCATCGACACCGACAGCGGCGACAAGGTGCCGTCTAGCAATCCGCAGCCGCTCACGACGGGTGGTGCCATTTCCACAGGTGCCCCCACGGTCTTGGTCCGCCGCGTTCATAAGGCCGTCAACTTCCAACAGTATTTCGGAACACCCACACAGCAGTAGGAGCAGCCATGCCAGACTTAACGTGGAACATCAACGCCCAGCTAGCCAAGGGCTCGCTCAATCAAGCTCTGGTGGCGTCTGGCGTCACTGCTGACTGCAGTGCCAGCGGAATCAATACGCTGACGCTGACGCCGGGTACGAACGCAGCCGGCACGGTGGCGATCACAACGGCCACGATGTCTAGCGTGGGCCTGTTCTTCGCTCGCAACCTGTCCACCGTTTCCACGGCAACCGTTTCTTTCGGCCAGCTATCCGCAGGCGCTCTCGTGCCCTGCGTGTCTCTCAAGGGCGGCGAGGCTGCCGTAGGGCGTCTGGCTGCTGGCAACTACGCGGCCCAGTCTAACTTCGCCGGCACGCAGCTGGTGGTCAGCATCGTTGAGGGCTGAGCGTGGCTGAGCAGGGAGCAAGCAACGGCGCAGGGCAGGCGGCTGGCAAGTCGTTCGTTTCGTTCTCTCGCCCGGCGGCGCAGCGGATCGCTAAGGCGGTTCGCACCGTCGAGGCCGGCGACCGCAACCAGCCGGGGCTGACGTTTGACCACCCGATGCCTGGCGGCGTCGCCTCGTTTCGCACCGCCACTTTTACGGGCTCGTGGTCTATCGGTGGCGTGAAGAACGTCACGTACAAGTACGTGATGGGCACAACGAACGCCACCAACGATTTAATGAGCCTGCCGG